GGCCGCGAGTAATTGTGGGTGCCTCCCCCCCTCTGAAAAAGCAAAATTGACTTTCCTGAAAGGATAAAAAGTGATTCCGAAAAAAAAGCCAATGACGATCCAGCAGTACGCAGTTAATCCCCCGTCTATCTTGCCCAAGACGGATAACCAGCGTATCAAGGAACTCAAAGAGATAATGATCCGCTCTGGCGGTAAAGATGTGGCTGAGAAGGTAATCCAGATTGCGCTAAACGATAACCACCCTGGTCAGATGGCGGCACTGAAGATGTGCCTCGACCGAGCGCTTCCGGTTAGTATGTTCGAAAAAGAAAAGGGCCAGCGCAGTGCGGTTACGATTAACATCACCGGCATTGGCGAGACCCCAACGATCATTGAAGCTGGTGGAGATGTGACGGATGTCTGACCTCAACTTTAGCCTCCTGCCCTGGCAGCAAGAAGTCTTCAAGGCCACGACGCGCTTCAAGGTGATCGCCGCCGGACGCCGCTGCGGTAAGTCCCGCCTAGCGGCAACGGCCCTCATCATCGAGGCGCTCAAATGCCCGCCGGGCAGCGCGGTGCTTTACGTTAGTCCCACGATGGGACAATCGCGGCAGATTATCTGGGACTTGCTGCTCGACTTGGGCCGCGAGGTGATCACGAGCAGCCACGTCAACAACCTAGACATCACGATGATAAATGGCGCGCGTATATACGTCCGTGGCGCCGACCGGCCCGATACGCTGCGGGGTGTGAGCCTGACATTCGCGGTTCTGGACGAGGTCGCCGACATCAAGCCCGAAGCCTGGGAGCAGGTGATCCGGGCATCGCTCTCGGACAAGAAGGGCCGGGCGATGTTCATCGGCACGCCCAAGGGTAGAAATTGGTTCTATGACCTGTTCAAGCTGGGGCAAAGCGAGGATGACGATGACTGGAAGAGCTGGCACTTCACGACAAAGGACAACCCGCTGATCGACCCGACGGAAATTGAGTCGGCCAAGAAGACGCTGTCCAGTTTTGCCTTCAAACAGGAGTACCTGGCGAGCTTCGACAACGCGGGATCAAACATCTTTCGGGAAGAATGGCTAAAGTACGGAGAAGAACCGAACAACGGCAGTTACTTCATCGCGGTGGACTTGGCCGGATTTGAGGAAGTGGCCAAACAAGCGGCCAATGCTAAGAAGAGATTGGACGAATCGGCCATTGCAATCGTCAAGGTGACGGAAGACGGCAAGTGGTTCGTCAAGGAAATCGAGCACGGGCGCTGGGATGTGCGGGAGACGGCGGCTAAGATCCTGATGAAGATCCGGGACTACCGCCCGCTGTCTGTCGGAATCGAGCGGGGATCGCTAAAAAACGCGGTTTTGCCGTATTTGAGCGATCTGATGCGAAAAAATAACGTCTACGCGCATATCATTGACCTGACGCACGGGAACCGAAAGAAGGCGGATCGCATCATTTGGTCGTTGCAAGGACGCTTTGAGCATGGCAGAATCGTGCTAAATCAGGACGAAGACTGGGATGACTTCGTCGATCAACTGCTTATGTTCCCGGCGCAAGGGGTGCACGATGATCTTCCTGATGCACTCAGCTACATTGATCAACTTGCTGTGACTTCGTATTTCGAGGGTAGCGAATCTGACGATTGGGAGCCCCTGGATGCTATCTCTGGTTTCTGAAGCGACAAAAAATTGCCCCAAGTGCAAGCAGGAGAAAATTTTTTCTGCTTTTGGCAAAGACAAGTCCAAGAAACTCGGCCTATCCTCGTACTGTCTAGACTGCGCGGTTGAAAATCGAAAAGCTAACTACGCAAAAAGCCCAGCAAAAGAAAAAGAAAAACTCAAAGAGTACTATAGATCTAACAAAGATCGTTGGCACGGATACAGCATCAAGGCCTCGTATGGTCTGAGTCCGGCGCAATACAAAGAGATGCTCGCGCAGCAAAACAATTCATGCAAAATTTGCAAGACGCATGAGAAGAATTTGAAGCGCAAGCTGTTTGTTGATCACTGCCACGAAACGGGCAAAGTTCGTGGACTACTCTGCCAGTACTGCAATACAATGTTGGGAAATGCGAAAGACAACGTACTTGTCCTGCATTCCGCAATAAGCTATCTGTCATCTTCTTCGTGACGGATACGAGCCAGAAGGGGATGAGATGGAAGCCAACGAATTCTACGAGCCTACTGAGGGCGACAAAGAGCTTCTGGCCTTTGTTACGGATCACTGCGACCGCTGGCGCGACTGGCGCGACACCAACTTCCTGCCTTCATACCTGGAGTATGAGCGTATCTTCCGTGGCCAATGGGCGGCGGAAGACAAGATGCGCGAATCTGAGCGCTCTAAACTGGTGACGCCCGCCACGCAGCAGGCTGTTGAGACTCGTCACGCGGAGATCATGGAAGCGATCTTCGGCCAGGGCGAGTTTTTCGACATTGAAGACGACATCCGCGACGTTAACGGTAATCCTTTGGACGTTGAGCTGCTCAAAGCTCAGTTGATGGACGATTTCAAGCAGGACAAGATCCGCAAATCCATCGATCAGATCGAATTGATGGCCGAAATCTACGGCACGGGCATTGGCGAGATCGTCGTCAAGATGGAAAAGACGTTTGTCCCCGCTACGCAGGCGATTCCGGGACAGATGGGTCAAGCGGCCATCGGTGTGATCGAAAAGCCCCGCGTTGCGGTGAAGATTGTTCCGGTCAACCCCAAGAATTTCTTGTTTGACCCCAACGGCACGAGCGTTGATGACTGCATGGGCGTGGCAATTGAGAAGTATGTCTCGATCCACAAGGTGGTCGAGGGCATGGAGCGCGGGATCTACCGCAAAGTGAACATCCAGCCCGCTGGTGAGGACACCGATCTGGAGCCGACGCAGGAGATCAGCCAGTACGAGAGCGATAAGGTGCGCCTCTTGACGTACTACGGCCTGGTGCCGCGTGAATACTTGAAGGCTGCGGAAGAAAACGAAGTCGAAGACCTCTTCCCTGATGATTCGGTGGCCGATGAGTACAGCGATCTGGTGGAAGCCATCGTGGTGATTGCCAACGAAGGCTATCTCCTGAAGGCCGAAGAGAATCCGTACATGATGAAGGATCGCCCTGTGCTGTCCTATCAAGATGATACGGTGCCCAACCGCCTGCTGGGCCGGGGTACGGTCGAGAAGGCCTACAACATGCAAAAAGCCATCGATGCCGAGGTGCGTAGCCACCTTGACTCGCTGGCCCTGACCACCGCCCCCATGATGGCGATGGATGCTACGCGCCTGCCTCGCGGTGCGAAGTTTGAGGTCAAGCCGGGTAAGGCGATCCTCACCAACGGCAACCCCAACGAGATTCTGTTCCCGTTCAAGTTCGGCAACACCGATGGTGCGAATCTGGCCACGGCCAAGGATTTTGAGCGCATGCTGCTGCAATCGACAGGTACGCTCGATAGCCAAGGCATGGTCAGTCAAGTCTCCCGCGATGCGGGTGGCCTGTCGATGGCGGTAGCCACGATCATCAAGAAGTACAAGCGCACGCTGGTCAACTTCCAGGAAGACTTCCTGATTCCGTTCATCCAGAAGGCGGCGTTCCGCTACATGCAGTTCGACCCCGAGCGCTATCCGTCGGTGGATATGAAGTTCATCCCGACGGCCACGCTGGGCATCATCGCTCGCGAGTACGAGCAGCAACAGTTCATTGGCCTGCTGCAAACTCTCGGCCCGAACACTCCGGTGCTGCCGCTGCTGCTCAAGGGCATCTTGTCCAACAGCAGCCTCACGAACCGCTACGAACTCATCGCGGCGCTGGAGCAGATGGCCCAACCCAATCCCGAGGCGCAGCAGTTGGAGATGGCCAAGCAGCAGCTCGCACTGCAAGCGGCCCAGGCTCAGATTGCGCTGAACACGACGCAAGCTGAACAAAACCGTGCGGAAGCGGCGAAGATTCTGACCGAGACGCAACTGATGCCGCAGGAAGTGCAGGCCAAGGTGATCGCATCGACCACCAAGAACCTGCCCGCTGGTAGCGAAGCGAGCGAGTTCGACAAGCGCGTGAAGATCGCAGAGCTGATGCTCAAGGAAGCGGACATCAAGAATAAGTCCAAGATCGTTGAGCTTCAGATGGCCGAGAAGCAAAACAAGGTCAGCGGTATGGAGCAAGACTTCTTGGACGAGCTGACCAAGGAGCTGGGCAATGGACGTTGAAAGCCTCGCTAAACAGCTAATCCTCCAGGGCATGACCCCGGAGCAGCAAAAGGCTGTTCTGGAGTCCATTCGCGGCACGATGGCCAAGAGCCGCGAGCTGCAAAAGCAAAAGGTTGGCGAGCAGGCTCGTCTGGTGATCGAGGCGCTCAAGAAGATCGAAGCGGACATCAAGTCTCGCTACGATGAAGTGGGCAACAAGATCGAAAGCCGCGTTGCCTCCATCAAGGACGGCAAAGACGGCAAAGACGGCACCAATGGCCGCGACGGCCGTGCGGGCCGGGATGGCTCCACTGGCCCGATGGGGCCAAAGGGTGCGGATGGCCGCAATGGTGTGGATGGTCAAGATGGCGTGGATGGCGTCTCTGTCACCGACGCACACATTGACTTTGACGGCTCGCTGATCATCAGCCTGTCTTCGGGCCGCACGATCAACGTAGGCGAAGTTGTCGCCCCCGATCTGGCTGACAAGATCAAGGTCATTACCAACGGCGGTGGCACCTCGCAAACGGTGCTGGACACTCTGGCATCACTTCAGACCCAGATCAACAACATCTACCCCAGCCAGACGGGCAATGCGGGTAAGTTCCTCACGACCAACGGAACGTCTGTTTCGTGGGCAACAGTGGCTGGCGGTCTGTCCTTCCAGGGCACCTGGAACGCATCGACTAACGTTCCGACGCTGACTTCTAGCGTTGGCATCAATGGCTATTACTACATCGTATCCACGGCGGGTTCGACCAACCTGAACGGCATCACCGACTGGCAGATTGGCGACTGGCTGCTGTTTAACGGCTCGGTTTGGCAAAAGATCGACCAGTCGAACCTCGTGACTTCGGTCAACGGTCAGACGGGTGCTGTGTCGCTGACAACGACAAACATCAGCGAAGGCACTAACCAGTATTACCTTGATTCCCGTGCTCGCTCGGCGGTAAGTGCTGGGACGGGCATCAGCTACAGTAGCGCGACAGGCGTCATTACCAACAGCGCCCCGGATCAGACGGTGGCGCTGACTGCTGGTACAGGTATCAGCACCTCTGGAACGTATCCCAACTTCACCATCACCAACAGTGCGCCAGATCAAACCGTATCGCTCACGGGC